ATAGCTATCTTCATTCAGACTGTATCGTTAGTGTGGTATGTGTCCTCAATGGATAATGCTATCAAGAACAACGAGAAAGAACTGCTAAGGCAAGATGTACGTATTAGTACACTAGAAGGTGTAGTACAAGCTCAGGCTCTTACTCTAGCTCGTATAGACGAGAACATAAAGTCTATCAGAGTTATGATGGAGAGAGTAGCCTACAAAGACGAAGCTCGGTAATGGACCCCCTTAGCTGTATAGCAGCCGCCAGTACAGCATACACGGCCCTCAAGAAAGGCTTTGCTGTAGGCAAGGAACTATCCTCAATGGGTTCCCAGTTGCAACAATGGTCAAAGGCTCTGAGTGACCTTGACTTTGCACATGAGCAAGCATCTAAGCCACCCATGTACAAGATGTTTTCTGACACACAATCTCAAGCACTAGAGGCTTGGTCAGCTAAACAACAGGCAACTCAGATGAGGGAGGAACTCCGTAGCCACATAAGTTTCGTGTACGGACCCTCGGCTTGGGATGAAATAGTACGCACTGAGGCTAGGATGCGTAAGGAACAACGAGAGTTAGTTTACAAGAAGCAGGAGTTCATAGACAACTGCATCAACTGTATAGTGGGGGTACTCTTAGCCTTAGCTGGTTTAGCTGGATTAGCACTTATATTTTATCTGGTAGGTAAACAACAAGGTAAGTGGTAGCCCACCCCTCATAAATAGGTACAAAAAGACCCCCAAGGAGCAATCCAAGGGGGTTTTTCTTTGTCTAGGTTTCTTCGGGCCAACGATAGCATACGTAGCCTTTAACTGTGTAGCCACTATCCTCTACGTACTGAAAGCCATCAGGCATTGTGTCGAGGCACTCTTGCTCTGAGTAGAGTACCAAAGGAAACGGTACTGTCACACAAGTTAGGTCAACCGTACAGGCGAGTATTATTGCTGAAAACATATTATGGGTCTCCTTCCATTTCCCCTATTAGCCGATCTAAATACCATCGTGCTTTCTTTAGGTCTTCTACAGGCTTACCCTTGTACCTGTACCTGTGTAGATACTTCTTGGCGTTACCCTCTAAGTATCCCATGAACATCATGTTATCCATGTTGTCCTTCATGTAGTCAATACATTCGATCTTACCATCACCGTAGTGTGCAGGTTTGTTTACAACATCCTCTTCTACAACTTTAGGTCCACCAAAGTATCCACCCTCTTTTATCTCGCCCCATTTTGCCATTATATACCTTCCTTTAGAAATGTCCTGACCCACATTGCTGTGATGTCGCTACGTATGATGTCGTCTATTCCAAACTCAATGATTGGTACAGGTAACATATGCTTCTTAGCTAGGTGAATAACCTTGGTCAAACCATCAGCTTCCTTTAGATCAGACTGCTGTACATCACCGTTAAGCACAATAGTAGTGTTCTCGCCCACTCTTGTCAACAACATCTTCAGTTCGTGAGTAGTTATGTTCTGTGTCTCATCCACGATTATAAAGGCATTATCGAAGCTACGGCCCCGCATGAGAGCAAGAGGAGCCATTTCAATGTTCCCATTCTTGATTCCTGTATCGACCGTTCCTTTACCCAAGTGCTTCTCCAGAACATCCAGGACAGGCAAAGCCCAAGGCATAGTTTTCTCATTGAGGTCCCCTTTTAAGAATCCTAGCTCCTTACCTACGGCAACGTGAGGTCTTGTGATGACGATTTTATCGATTTGTTTCGTCGTGTAGAGGTCGGAAGCGTAAGTCGCCGTAACATACGTCTTACCAGTACCCGCAGGACCGAGAATAAAGATTTGATTGCTTTCTTTAAGCGCACTTATTAGTTCCTTCTGTTTGTTGGTACGAGCATAGAGACCTGATGTCTTCTTACTACTCGCACCTTTATAGTTAGTCTTACGTCTGGACTTCCTTGGCTTGTCGGGAAAGTCGTCCATTAGATACTACCCTCAAACTTTCCCACTAGCTCTTTTAGTTCTGCACACCCACCTATGTAAGTACCATCAGATGAGAAGACTTGAGGTACAGTTTTATGACCTGCCTGTTTAAGTAGTGTTAATACCCACTTAGAGCTAGAGGTCTCTATGTTGTACTCTGTGTAGCTTTGTCCCATTCCTTTCAATAGGACTTTAGCTGTATCACAGAAGTTACATTGGTTACGAGTTATTATAGTATACATAGATACACCTTAAGTTAAGTCCACAATCTCACAACTGTCACCAGAACAAGCTAGTGTCTGACTACCTGCTGTGTTGTCCTCTTGTTCATACTCTGACAACTTAGCCCAATCAATATTCTTAGGCATTAGTGACTTGAGCATAGTGAAGTCTGTCTTTCCTACCTCTTGATAAGGAGCCTGTTGGTACGTGTGTTCGTTGTACGGCAAGAACGACACACCAGACATCTCATCGAAGTGCTTATACACGAATGCACCTACCTCAAACCATTCGTCCTTCTTGACGTTAATTGTCACGGATGGCTTGTGTTCACACCATGATCGTTGATACGCCATCCACATCTCAAGCTGGTTAATAGCAGACATATCCTCTGTAGTAACTGCACCCTTGGGAGCTTGCATAGGAAAGCTGAACACTGTCGTAGCATCAGGCTTCATTACGTCAGGTTCATTAGGGATACCTTGATCCTTCATAAACTGTGTCAGTGGGTCTTTGTTATCTCCTCGGACAGTACGTATGTAGTAACGAGAATGACGTGCGTGTATGCCTGATGCACTATCAACCAGTTGTGACACTGTACCTGATGGCTTAACGCAAGTGATAGCAGTAGACACAGGAATACCAAGACGGTTAGACCACTCAGCATTAGTACCCACAGCTATTTGCTTAAGGTGAGCAAGTGTTTTCTCTAGTCCTTTATTACTTGTTGTCATTAGTGGGTTGTCCATGATCCCCGTCAGTGAGACCCCTAGTAGACGTTCCTCTTCTGTGTTGTTCTGCCACACCTTACGCAAGTATGGAAACTTGGTGTAGGACGACTGGATCGTACCCAAGATGGTAGCTAGGCGTACCTTCTTCTCAAGTGTCTCTAAAGTATCTGTAGCACGTACTACGCACTCCGTTAGGTTGCAAAACTGATTTGGGCGTAAAATTATTTCGCTGCACGGGTTGGTTCCAAACTCGTAGTCAGGATCACGACGACCGTTCTTAGCTGCCTGTGTCTTAGAGGCCTCACGGTTAAAGATACCACGTTCACCAGAGCCGCTTTCCACTAGAGACATCCACTCTCGCATAAACGATACTGCATCAGGCTTTTCAGTGTAGCTTACAGAGTTGTTAGCTAAAGCACGTTGCGGATCGTTCTCCCACCATGACCCACTCTTAGCATGACGCATACGGTCATCACTTAGGTTAGACAGGGAGATCATAGCTGATCGACGTACGCCACCTACTACAACTACCTCGCCGATCTTACACATGATGTCGTGACACTCAACAGAAGACAACCTGCGTCCCTTAGCATTAGCAAAGGTACGAGTGACAAAACCAAACAAGTCAACCAAGGGTGCAGGTCCACTAGCACGACCACCAAAGGTCTTAAGTTTAGCACCCGCTGGACGGACAAGAGACACATCCCACTTGGGTATTTCGCCACTATACAACAGTGCAATGACTTGACGTAGTGACTTTGCCCAACCCTCCTTGCTGTCCTTGACTATAACTGTCGTGTCGCTGTCAAACATATCGTCTGGTACTTCTGGTAGCTTAGACACATACTGACGCTCTACAGAGAACCCTACGCCTGTACCACACAACAAGATGAACATAGCCTCATCAAAAGACTTAGGATCATCTACGGGCAAATAAGAACAGTTGTAGCCAGCAGTATTGTCACGGGAGAGTGCTGGCCCAGCGGTCATCAAGGCTCTCATGGAGGGCATGACCTCAAGATTAAGGATGGCTTCCTCAATAGAACGGATGTATGTGTCGTCGCCAGCAACAGGCTTTACTACATTGTCCATGTAGCGACCTACTGTCTCTGTCCAATTCTCTCGACGGCCCTCTTCGTCTAGCCAACGTGCATACCGTGAGGTTGCAATGAAAGTCTGATAGTCTGTTGGTAGCAGGTTACTCATAAGTTTTTACCCCGTTCTTTCTTATCTTCTTCTAGCCAGACCATACGGTCTATATCGCCCCGTGTTAGTCCAATGTCTTTTAGCTCTGCGTCTGTTAGTTTATTAAGTGTCTTGATTGCTGCCCTATGCTCTGACCACATAATACAATATCTCATAAACCGTACAAATATATTGTTGACCCACCTAGTCTTCATCTGTTGTCTCCCGACCCTTTAATTACATTCCTATTTTTACGACCTGTCAGCTTGTCTACATTTATATTAGCTACCTCTTTAAGACTATATCCAATGTCGTTAGCAATGTTAGACAAGTACCAAAGCACATCTCCTAGTTCCTTCGCTACCTCATAACGATTAAAGACACCATCTCGTACTTGCTTCTTGACCTTTTCTGCCACCTCTCCTGCTTCCCCACATAGGCCAAGGGCTGGGTACAGAACCTTGTGTGTATCTGGGTAAATAGCAAAGGATACCGCTTTCCTCTGGTACTCGTTTAAGTCTTCTATGGGCCTGTCTCGTTGTTGGTCTGCAAATGCATCTATATCGTCTTGACTAATCATCGTCCTATGTTCCTTCCGTAGAACTGTGTTTGTTTTTCATTGTAAGCATCAAACAGATACCAAGCGCAGTTGTCTTTGCCTACACCCTTGCTACCTTCGATCCACTTGACCCTACCTACACTTACTACCTTAGTGCAGTAGCTCATGTAAAGGGATGACTGCTTAGTGTGCATCCAGTCTGCATCAAAGAGTAGCCATGTGGGACACCTCTGCATCCAGTGTTCCATGAAGGGGTGCAAGAACTTCCTGTCCCAAGGTGGATTAGTAATACAAAAGTCAACGACATTGTACCCACCTAAGTCAAGAGAAAGCCCATCGTGTAGTATAACCCGTGGGTCTCTTGGGTCAATATCACAGGCATACAAGCACTCCCCATGACCTTCCGTAAGATAACTAATGTGGTCCATTAGGCGTCCATCTCCAGCACAAGGCTCTACGTAGTCAAACGTGTATGGCAAGTGTGGAATTAGAGGCTCAACAGCAGCTAGTGGCGTATAGTAGGCATCCCTCTCTCGCCTTACGTAGTCCGACCTTTTTCCCAAAGTATTACTCCCTTTGTTTCACCACGTAGTGCAGCTTCAACCTCATTTCCCATATGTCCGTCGTAGGGTCTCAAGGCTAATAAACTGAGGCTCGTAGAGTCCATCACAAATATTTCGTTTGATGAGAACACCTTTGAACCACTCCTTGTTCGATTGACCAGCCCAACCTTCCTCAGCACCCTTGTAACAACCGATGACGGCCCCAATAGCACCGTTGCTGCCAACATCGTCCTTGAAATAAAGATCACGTTTGTGACTGTGACCAACAGTGCAAGAACGATAGCGCTTTTGTAGTAACCCATAAGCATGGTGAACACCACTAATGGCACGACCAAAGTTGCCAGCCCCCACATAATGAGCGTAGTCAACACCATCGTAATTATGAATGGTGGGGGCGCTATTAGTGTATTCGTGGTACTCGTCGAACCAGTGGTCCGTTTGTAGGTGCTTAAACGAAACCCCATACCTCTCCCCTTCTACCCTTGGGTCGTGTTTAACAGCAGTCTTAATTCTGTTTTCATGGTTACCCTCAAAGCCAACCCAAAACGGTCGTTTATATTTTCGTACACTAGGCTTCTCTCTCAAACGACTCATTGCTTCGTTGTAGTGTTCGATGTCGTCTTGGTAAGACTGACTTACGATAGCTTCTGGGTAACGAGTGTCGTAAGAGTTTAACGACCGCATATCCGCACCATCACCTAAATCTATAACATAGTCAGGTCTAACGTCGTATATCAACTCTCCTAACCAATCGAACCTTTCGTTGCTTACGTCTGGGTCTGTATGACCACAACTAAAGACTACCGCTGTACTGCCTACCGTCATTTTAACCACTCCTTCGGGATGAGTTTGTCTGCGTATTGGAATCCATTTTTCTCACACCACATGGCATAAGTTGTCTTGGAACCCTTGCTAATCTTTGCCCTACTGTTACTGAAGACAAAGCGTATGTCTAACTTAGGATGTTGCTTCTTTACCAGTAAGTGCTTCTTTCTATCTGCTGCAACGAACCTTCCTTTGCTTTCAATGATAATGCCGTTGGGAAGTTCAAAGTCAGGTGTGTAGGTTCTAACTTCATGTACCTCATACTTGATCTTGAACTCCTCATACTTAAACGACACTGACAAGTCTGTAAGTTGTTCAGATATTCGATCCTCTAGTCCTGATCTGTATCCGTACTTGCGGCCTCTTTCGGCGGTTCCC